CTGCTGCTACTTTTGGAATTAATACCATGAAGAAAGGTGGTGATGAGGAAGAAAAGAAAGAAGAAGCACCTAGAGAAGAAGTGGTGGTTGAAGCTCCACCAGAACCACCTGCTCCAGTAGCAGAAGCCCCCGCTACAAGTCTTGAAGAAAGAGTTGAAGCACTTGAGGAAGGATTCGTTCAACCTCGCACAGGAGCATAATGTCCAAGTCTGCCAACAAAGGTAAGAAAGGTTCTGCTGGAGGTCAAAAGAACTCTAAGCAGAACCAAGGCAATGCGACTGCTAAAAAAGCGAAGAACGGCGGAAAGAAAAAATGATGGAATTGATTGCTTTTGTGATTGTTGGTTATACCGAGATCAGTCCCGGCCAATGCCAATTGGAATATTTTAGATATAATGATATACACTCACTCGTAATACCGTGCCAAGAGAATGGAACACTCCAAAGAGGGAGTGTTGGAATGCTCCCATCCATCAAATACTTAAAGCTATAGATAATCACACCCGCCTCTGGATGGAGACGGGTGATTTTTGGCATGAACAACAAGCCCAGATATTGAGAAATTATGTAATGGATTTGAAAATCTGGATACATAAACAAGAAGGATGGTGGGATGAATGAAAAAAATCCTCACAGCAATTGGTTTATCATTAACTTTAACATTACCAGCAACATCAGAAACGTTACAAAAATCACATCCACAAGTGAAAGACTATAGTATCGCAGCAATGGGTTGTATGATACTTTTAGATTGTTATGAAGGGATTGATAAGATTTCTCCCGATAAAGACTTTGGTGAAAGGTTCATAGTTTTTAAGGATGAAATCAAAAGAATACTCACAGCATTAGATAAACTTGGTATTGGAGTTTATCTTGGTGACGAAAGATATTTCACAAGAAGCACGGTTGGTCTGTACAAACCAGATTACAACCGTCTTTTTATTAGCAAAAGACTTCTAGAAGATCCCAGAGAGTTTCTAGGAACACTTCGCCATGAAGGATGGCACACCGTTCAGGATTGTATGGGTGGTGGACTGGAAACTTCCTTTATGGCACAAGTCCATCAGGATAAAGAAATACCAGATTGGTTGAGAAAACAAGTTGAAAGAACTTATAGTATTGCTGGTATGAGTCGTGCTATTCCTTGGGAAGTTGATGCTAACTGGGCAGAAGAACAATCAAATGTAACTGCCGAAAAACTTGAAATGTGTGCTAAGGGTCCTCTGTGGGAACAAATCACACCAACACCAATGACAAAAGAATGGTTGATTGGATGTGGTTGGATGAAACCAAGAGATGGTTTGTATCCTTATTATCCAGATAAAAAGAAAGAATATTGCACACCTGGAAAGTATTGATTACTTTGAGTGAAACTTCTTGTATTGTTCTTTCTTTTGATTCTTTTGTTCTTTCTTAAGTAACTTATTAACTTTCTTGAGAGACTGACTTTTCTCAAAAGCAAAATAAACCTGAAGTTCATAAGGGGTAAGGTCTCTGCTTAAGAGTTTCTTACCCCTTACAAATATCTGCTGAACGATAGGTTTCATCTTACCTACCATCCATTCCACCAAAGATTTGCCAACAAGAGCCGCAGCAACAGAAGCAGTAGCAGTGGTGCCAGCAAGAATAACCTGCTCTTTAGGTGGGATGGGAACTTCCCCGACGATTGGTACTTCAATGACAGGAACTCCTAGATTTGTGTTTGTGGTATTAGTTTCCTTTATTATTTTGTCTTGTATAGATTCTTGAGGAATTTGTACTTGTGGTAATACGGGTTTACTATCAGGAAGTCCTCTGGTCTTTTCTTCTTTCTTCTCTTCTTCTTTTTTCTGCTCAGCCTTTACAGCGGCATCAAATTCTTCCTGTGTAGGAACATTGATTACCGGATATTTGATAGACGGATCGGGCATACGAAAGACAGGTAATGCCAGTCCACGAACTACAGATGGTTGTGTTGTCTGAACAACAGGAGGATCTATGGTTGGTATAATACTTGGCCCACCAATGTTTACTTTTGAAATTCCACTGGCGCCAATGTTGGGTATTTCACTCATTTTGATGCCGCTTGTTTTACGGAAGGATATCTTACAACAACATCAGAACAGATCTTTGCATAGGGAGAATCTGGATGGAAACTGATTCCATTCTTTATAGCTTCTCCACATTTAAGAAGACGAACTAACTCAAAGTCCAATCTTGCCTTATCTGCTTCTGCTTGTTGTCTTTCCATCTCAACTTTCGCTCTTGCTTTGCAGAGTTCGTGAAGACCTCCATCCAAAGGAAAGTTAAATCCCATACTAATACCAAAGTTTCCATTATGAGTTTGGTATGTTGTGGGATCATTTCCACCACTCATATTCCCCAATGCAAATGGGGAAACACTCATTGTTGGGCCTTGACAACTAACTCCTCCGCCGAATGTGTTGACTGCATATGGTCCTTGTAAGACTTGGACAGCTTGGTTAGTAACATTGCCTGTAGCACTAGCGCTGGGACCAGCAATATTAGTATTACTAGGAGCTTGTTGAGCGTGGGATAATGTTCCATAAAACAAGACTCCTATTGCGTAAAGACCGATATAGAGTTTGTGGTGGATTTTTGTTCGGTAGTGCGATCTATCCATGTTTCTTTAGCCACTCCAGGACCGAGATAGGTTTCACTGAACTGGAATGGAGCACCGTTATTCATAATGCTGTAACTTGTTCCAGGACTGGGAGTTCCGGGAATATTGATATTAGTTCCAGTCACAGTGTATGATGTGCCAGTTGTATATTCAACTTGACGAATTGTTTCTATAATTTTTGTTGATGTTTCTGTGGTTGCAGTGATAGTACCTCGCGTAAAATTAGGTACTACCTGCTCAGCATAAGCGGGAGTACAAATGACTCCCGCTGCTAGAAGCAAAGCGGGAGTTATAAGTTTCATTTAAATACGCTTAACTCAATGCTTCTTTGACCAGTCGCAGTGGTTCCAGAACCACCTGCAGTTACTGTAGGAACCCCTGTCCCAGACAGAGTACCAGCAAGGCTTCCAGCAGAACCAGCAGCAGTAGAGGTAATATTTCCATAAGGTGCAATTGCTCCAGTTGATACAGATGCAGGAGTGGTGTCTGCTTCAATTAGACTTTCTGAGAAAGTAAATGCTTGACCAGTAGTGTTGATACTATACGATCCAGCACCACCTACACCACCAAATGTAGATGATTGAATGTTTGTGCCTGATGCGGAGTATTGAGCTCCGACTCTAATCGCTTGTGAAGCGGCAGCGTCAACCTTAAGTTGTATAGAGTCAGTGATTTTTGATGTGATTTCAGCGGCACTTACAGGAGTGATAAAGAATAACGAAAAGACGAGTAATAATCTTTTCATTTTTCTTGTGGCTTTTTGGGCGGCTTATTTATTAACTTTGGATTATTTTGTAGTAAATCCTCGGAAAGACACATTACTCATACTCAATGTTCCTTGGAATGGTTCATTTCCAGTCAATGCGTCCCAAATAACAATGGGACTTCCACCTTCTAAACTATTAACATTTGCCCAGTTGGCATCATTTGCTGTAACAGATTCAACCCCTGTGAAAAATTGTGGTGTTGAAGTGTTAGCAGTTCCTACACTATTTCTTAGCCAATTTCTAACATCCTGCCAAGTCCAAGTACGATTGTACTGCAATTTAGTTGCGATTAATCCACAAGCAACTGGACATGCAGAACTTGTTCCACTAAATTTTGCGTCATATGAAGTTAAAGTACCAGTGGTAGAAACTCTTGCATTCACTCCAACATGTATATCGATTTGACTTGGAGCATTCTCATAAAACACTGCTTCATAGACCATATTGGGTGATCCCAAAGTTCCGCTCGTTGCTGCGGTGCCTTCCCATCTAATTCTATATGTTCTATTTGGAGATGAACCCTCTGTTCCATAATAAATTCGTTGCGCGGAATTGTCTGCACAAGAAATCATAATCTTAGGGAAAGCCGGATTTGAGAAACTTAATCCAGAATAATTTGTGGATCCTCCAGTAAAAGTAATGTATGTATTCGTTCCTGGATAAACTATATTTGTAGTAATTCCTGCAAATTGGACATTAAATGGTAATGTCAAAGTCCAATAACCATCATCATTGTTCCCTGTTGGAGTAGTAGAAGATGTGAGAGATCCTGCACCTAATAAATTTAATGATAGATTGGAAATTGTTCCAATGCCAGAGCTAGTAGTAATTCTCTTCGCACTATTTAAAAGTGTTCTAAAAGATGTAGTGCCACTAAGTTCACTACTTGCAAGACAAATTCCAGTGACTCCAGTATCAGTAGCGGTTGGATTTCCTATTGTATAAGTATCTGGTCTAGAAGATCCACTAGTAGAATTGGTTGCACTTAGAGTGCCATCGGCGGGTGCATAACAATCGATCTCATTTCCCATATCACTATAATTAACTTTTCTTTCTCTACCACTTGAATCAAATGCATCATCAAGGGCTCCAATGTTGATAACAGGATAAATTAGATTGCCTCCTCCATCAGTATACATACCCAATTGTTGTGGATATCCTCTTCTATTTGTTGTATTGTATGCAGTGACCCCAAATTCTAAATGTGTAGATACCCCTAGAGTTGCTCCACTTCCAACAGTAGTCCAATAATTATTAAAATCTGGGTGAGTTTGACTTACTTGTTTTTGGTTAGAGTTTCCTGCAGCTGCAACAAAAATAACTCCAGCATCAATCATTTCTTTTCCTGCCGTTAATGTGGAGTTTGGTGGATGTTCTCCCTTCATTCTATTAGAGTCACCATAAACTCCAACATAATTCATAAATCCTGGAAGAGTTGTTGAAGTATAACTAGTTCCAATACCGCTATGTCTATGAAAATACCATCCAGTAGTTCTGTGAGATGTTGATCTATATCCCCAACTATTACTACTGATTGTTGGATTTTTATTTCCATATTTTGGATTTATTCCTTTTGCTTGATGAAATAATTTCATAATGGTGAAGTATGGTTCAAAATCCATACCATTGGTTCCATAAGCATTTATGGACCATTTGTTTGCGTTATAAGCCCATCCCTGGGTTCTTCCTACTGCATTTGCAGTACATTGAGTACCATGAGTTGTAGAAATCGTTGGTCTTGTATTGTAAGAACCATTACAAGCAGCTCTTGTGTACCCACTAAAAACGGTAACTGTACCTAATGTGGAAAAATTTGCGGATCTTGAAGCAGTGCTTGACCACCAACTTTTTGCAGCATCTTCAGTTGGAACTGTAGTCCCATCCCATCTTAATGTTAATCTTGTAGACGGAGATGCTTCAAACCATTCTGGATCAAGCCAATATGGAGCATCTAAAGCAAGATCTAAAAGATCACACGTCCCAGTCGTTGCTGATGGAGCCGCTGTAGAAAATCCTGCATATAGTGGATTTCTTGTTCTATAATTTTGCGGTCCACCACCAGTAGCATTGGTTTGAAATTCAACATGACCAAACCAACATCCTTCATCTCCTACGATGACATCGACATCAGTACCATCACCATATTGTGTAAGAGTTCTATTGGTAAAAATTTGATTAGATCCTGTTGATATACCAGTCCACCAAGGGTCGGCTTTATCGACACATCTTAAAAGTTGAAATCCACTTCTAAGTAATTCAGTACTTGTGGGGGATGCTGGAAGTTGGGAATTATCATTCCAGTTTCTGTAATTTCTTTGAGGTGAATTGTAACGATTGGTTTTTGGTAAAAATCCAGCTTTTACTTCTTCTGGATCTGGTTTATATTTGCAAGGATAACTCTCGAAATTTTCATGAACATATTCTACTCTTGGATGATTAAGTAATTCATTTGCTTCTTGATCTGTTAATAGGTAAACAGCCCTAGTTTCACTATGTTCCTTCAAATCGGCACATTCACAACATTCATGGGGAATATTGTCTTCTAAAGTACCATCTTGAATCAAAAGTTTATGAATATATTCCCAATCCTCTCCAGAGTAACATCCAACCGCATATAATTTTTTGGCATTTGGATCTGTTGGATATTCTATTCCCAATCCAGCCTGATGGTCATGGGGTTTTTTATTGTCGTTTTCCATTCTTTAATAATTATGGGACAAGAACTGTACTTAGGTTACCAGAGTTATCAACAACTAAACGATATTTAGTGCCATTCGGTGATGTTAAAATTAGTCCATAAGACGTATTGACTCCAACTCTAAGATCTCCACCATTAACACTTAATTTTGATCCCGTAATTGTTGCACCTATGCTAACATTACCACCCACATTTAAATCGGTGCTAATTGCAACTTTTGGTGCATTAATACTTATGGTATCTGATGATTCTATGATTGGTGTGCCTGTAGTCACACTATCAAATCTTGAAGCAGTGACAACTCCACTAAATCTACCAGTGCCTTCAACGGTTAATGTTGATGATACAATTGTCGTTCCAATACCAACATTAACTCCAGTATAAATTCCCGAAGATACTGTGACCCATTGTGTGCCTATTCCA